ATGCCTACAACTTCTGAACAAATTGCTGTTGAATATCCTATTCCTACTTACCGTTTTGTTGTTTCAATCGGTGATGAAAAAGTCGCCTTTAATAACGTTTCCGGGCTAGATATTTCTCATGACGTCATCGAATATAAAGATGGTGCAGGCAATTATTATAAAATGCCCGGTCAACGTCAGGCGATCAATATTATCCTGCGTAAAGGCGTCTTCTCCGGTGATACTAAACTTTTTGATTGGATTAATTCTATTCAACTTAATCAGGTCGAGAAAAAAGATATTTCAATTAGTTTAACCAACGAAACCGGTACTGAAATTTTGATGACCTGGAGCGTGGTAAATGCTTTCCCAACCTCATTAACCGCCCCCTCTTTTGATGCCGCCAGCAACGAAGTCGCCGTGCAGGAAATTACCTTGACCGCGGATCGAGTCGCCATTCAGGCAGCTTAAGACTCATTTATCAAGCTGTTTACTCAGAATATTGCATAATAATTGGAGGCTACATGCCAACGGTACCAACCTATCCCGGCGTTTATATTGAAGAGGACGCCTCACCCGCACTCTCCGTTCGTTCCAGTGCAACGGCAGTGCCGGTCTTCGCTGTTGCAAATAACAATTTATTAAGATCAGATAAACCCTATATTCGTGTTAGGAGTTGGATGGACTATTTGACACGAAAAGGTGAATCATTTAATCCCAAGAATATCCTTGACGTTTCACTACGTGCCTATTTTATTAACGGCGGTGGATATTGCTATCTCGTCAAAACCGAAGACTTAGAAACACAAGTGCCAAAACTTGACGATGTAACATTGCTGATTGCTGCCGGAGAAGAAATTAAAGATGCAGTAAGTACACTTTGTCAGCCGGGCAAAGGGTTATTTGCCATTTTTGACGGCCCACAAAGTGATACCGACATAAAAGAACCAGAAAAAGTCCTCAAGCCTTATTCCCCTACCGCTTATGGTGCAGTTTATTACCCCTGGCTAACCGCTGAATGGGGAGAAAATAAAACCGCCGTTGATATTCCGCCCAGTGCGGTTATGGCCGGTATTTATGCCAGTGTCGATAACAGCCAAGGGGTCTGGAAAGCGCCCGCTAACGTTCCTATTCAAGGGGGATTACAACCTAAATACCCAGTAACCGATGATCTGCAAACGCAATATAACCAAGGCAAGGCACTGAATATGATTCGTACCTTTCCTAAGAGCGGTACGCTGGTTTGGGGCGCTCGTACACTTGATGACAGCGATAACTGGCGTTATATCCCGGTTCGTCGTCTGTTTAACAGCGCGGAACGGGATATTAAAAATGCCATGAGTTTCGCCGTCTTCGAACCCAACAGCCAACCTACTTGGAAAGCGGTCCACCGCGCTATCGATAACTATCTCCATACCCTGTGGCAGCAAGGCGGGTTGATGGGTAATAAAGCCGAGCAAGCCTACTTCGTCCAGATCGGCAAAGGTCTCACCATGACCGATGACGATATCAAGCAGGGCAAAATGATTGTCAAAGTGGGTCTGGCGGCAGTTCGGCCAGCCGAGTTTATTATCTTGCAGTTTACGCAGAATATCGCTCAATAATCGGAGGCAACATGCCAACAACACCAACTTATCCCGGCGTCTATATTGAAGAAGATACATCACTGGCTCTCTCCGTTAGCCAAGGGAACACGGCAATCCCGGTTTTTATTGGTCGTTTCTCGCCGAAAAAAATCAGCGCAACGCCACAAGTGACGCGCGTGAGTAGCTGGTTGGATTTTACTAATCAGTTTCATGTGGGCTGTATTACGTCGGTAGCAGTCAAATTAACGAAACCTACTCCACCACCTGCTCCTTCCCATCCTGAGAAAAACGAAGGCAATACAAAAGCCAAAGATAATGTAAAAAATTTTGCCGCCCAAAATATTACGCTTGATACAAACGATAAAAATAACAGTGACTCTTACGATGTAACTACCGTCACCTACACAACAAGCAGTGACGCTTTAAAACTTTATTTCCAAAATGGTGGCGGACCTTGTTATATCCTGCCAATTCCTGATTCAGAAGATTCTCACACGCTGGCATTAATTCCTGAGTTAATTAAGCAGGCTTTAGAAATTACCTTAATCGTCTGCCCTGAACAAGATTCTAATTACCAGAACAAAATATATAACAGTCTGACATCTTCATTATTAAATGAGGGCTATTTCCTTATCACTGATAATCAGGATAAAGAAACCGCACTCAATGTGAGCCTGCAATCACAAACCGCGACTTATTATCCCGCTGTTAAAGTCTCACAACTTATTCAGGTAGAGGAGAATAGCATCTCGATTTCAGGTTATCAGGATGAAAAAGTTACCCATCTGGCGGAACTCAAAAAGCAGAACTCAAAACTCTATGCACAAGTTATCAAGGCAATAAAACAAAAAATTGCAGATAACAAAAAACTCATTCCTGCCAGTGCAATCATGGCAGGCGTGTACTGTGCTACCGATGCTCGTCGGGGCGTCTGGAAAGCACCAGCGAATGTTGTTCTCAGCGGAATTAGCGATGTCGCGGATCGACTCAGCGACAATGAACAAAGCACTATGAATCAAAAAGGCATCAATGCTATCCGTTATTTCAGCAACAAAGGATTTGTCGTCTGGGGCGCGCGTACTCTGCAAGATGATGACAACTGGCGCTACATCCCGGTTCGGCGTCTCTTTAATGCGGCAGAACGGGATATCAAACAAGCCATGCGAATTGCCGTTTTTGAACCCAACAGTCATCCCACTTGGGAACGGGTTCGGTCAGCCATTGACAACTATCTCCATCAACTCTGGCAACAAGGAGCGCTGGCCGGTAATAGCCCGCAGGAAGCCTATTTTGTCCAGATTGGTCAAAGTGTCACCATGTCCGATGACGATATTAAACAAGGCAAAATAGTGGTTAAGGTTGGCATGGCGGCGGTTCGTCCGGCTGAATTTATCATCCTGCAATTTTCGCAAAATGTAACACAGTAACCGTACTGAGGCGCGGTTCGCTGCGCCTGTTCTATTGAGGAACCGAGAATGGAAATAAAACAACCCGGCGTCACCATCACGGAGAACCTGATATCCCAGCAACAAGACGAGGCATTTGTCGGTATCCCGGTTTTTATCGGCTATACTCAACCGACTGAAAATAGCCATGTCAGTGATAAAACCTCCACCAAGCTAAATAGTCTGGCCGATTTTACTCGGTCGTTTAAAAAAACAGGATTAATGTACTACTCCGTGCGCCACTTTTTTGACAACGGAGGCCAGCAAGCTTATGTACTGTCGCTAGGTTCTGATAAACCACAAGGCAATTTTCAATCATTGACCACAACGCTACAGCAAGATTGGGTTAAACAAGCGATTTCGGCACAGAGTGCTATCACGCTGATTGTGGTCCCCGATATTGTCTATCTGAATCAAATGGATGCTCCCGATTCAGAAATCGATCAATACGACAAGATTCAGCTCTGGCTACAATTTTGGCAATCAGTACTTAACCTCTGCCGGTGCCGACGCGGCATCATGGGATTGCTGGATGCCCCCGATGATCCCGCACTGGCCGCTGAATGTCTAACGCAGCTCTCTTCCAGTGATCGGCAATGGGGCGCGGTATACTGGCCGCGACTAAAAAGCGCCTATCAGGAACAAGGTCAACCGATTGTACTTTCACCAACCGCCGCAGTGGCCGCCGTCATTCAGCGTAACGATAACCAAATGGCGGTCTGGCACGCACCCGCGAACGTCGCGTTAGCCAAGGTGATAAGCCCAATACGCTCTCATATTGAAGCCGATGATCTGTTTAATCAGAACGGTACTTCGTTGAATCTGGTTCGCAGCTTTCCCGGCAAAGGGATAAAGATCTGGGGATGCCGCACGCTGGACTGTACCCCCGACTCCCCTTGGCGCTATATCCAGACTCGCCGTCTGGTTTCCTATATCGAAGCCCATATGACTCAACTGGGCCGGGCCTTTGTTTTTGAACCGAATAACGCCATCACTTGGATGAAGTTCAAAGGTCAGGCTTACAACTGGCTACGTCAGTTATGGCTAAATGGCGGACTGCGGGGCACTCAGGAAGATCAAGCTTTCGAGGTGTTACTGGGAGTTGACGAATCGATGAGCGAAGCGGATCTGCGAGCCGGGAAAATGATCATCAAGATCAAACTGGCGCTGCTCATTCCAGCGGAATTTATCGAGTTGAATCTGACATTTGATACCCGTACCGGACTCACCCATTAAACAGGGGCAAAATATGAACAATTTATCCACCCCGTCGGTGTCACACCGTTTTATCGCCAGTTTTCTGTTTAACAATATTCCTAGCCCACTCGACATTGCTTTCCAGCGTATATCGGGACTCAGCCGTGAATTGCAAACCACCCAACACAGCCAGGGTGGAGAAAACGCCAGAAACGTTTGGCTAGCGGAGAAGATCCAGCACGGCAATTTGGTTCTGGAACGTGGCGTTATGACCATCACGCCGCTGACTTGGGTGTTTGATCGCGTCCTGCGCGGCGAGAAAGCAGTGTATGCCGATGTGGTTATCATGCTACTGAATGAACATTCAATTCCCGTAGCGAGCTGGACGTTAAGTAACGCCCTGCCGGTTCGCTGGTCCACCGGCGACCTTGATGCCAATAGCAATACGGTTCTGGTGAATACGCTGGAATTACGTTATCAGGATATGCGCTGGTTAGGAGTGAAAGCATGACCGTCGAAATTAACGAGCTGATTATTCAGGCCAAAGTCACCGATTCAGCCAGTCACTCGTTCGCGCCGCGTACACTGGCGCAGGAAACGCTGGATAATGCCCGCCTGATTGAGATAGTGAAACGGGAAGTATTAGACGCATTGCGTGAAGCAGGAGGTCATTATGAGCTTAATTGAACGCAGCCTGTCCAAACTCACTCTCACCGCTTTCAAGGATCGAGAAGGAAAAATCTCGGTAGGCAGTTTACAGGCAATGTATAACCCCGATGCCATCCAGCTCGATTATCAAACCCGTTATCAGCAAGATGAAAGCATTAACAGCACCAGCCAAAGCAGCCGCTATGTATTATCCCAACCGGCTGGCCTGTCATTAGTTCTGTTATTTGACGCCGCCATGCCCGGCAACAACACCCCGGTAGAAACCCAATTGGCAACGCTAAAAGCCTTGTGTGCCGTGGATGCCAGTACTCACGTTCCCCACTTCCTGAAAATCAAATGGGGCAAAATGCGTTGGGAGAACAAAGGCTATTTTGCTTGCCGTGCTAGCGGCCTTAGCATCAGTTACACCCTATTTGACCGGGACGCCACGCCATTGCGGGCCAGCGCTACCCTATCTCTGGCGGCAGATGAAAGCTTTGTGATTCAAGCTACCGAACAGCAATTAAAATCACCCCCGTCTACTGCGGTTAACGTAACCGATATGCTCTCCCTGCCGTTGATTGCCTTAGGCGCCGGAGCTTCTTTGGCAGGCGGGATTGATTATCTCTCGCTGGCTTGGCAAAACGGACTGGATAATCTCGACGATTTCACCCCCGGACAAACCCTGCAAGCCAAGAGGGATGCATGAAGATACCTGTGATAACACTCGAGATAGGCGGTAAAACGCTTAACCACTTTACGGTTATCAGCCTGACAGTAAACCATCATATTAATGGCATCCCCTCGGCCAACATCACGCTGGGGATCGCCGGTGATGCCAGTCATATCTTTGATGCCAAAGCGCAAGCTGAACTGGCAAGTTGCCGCCCCAATCATCAACTTAGCGTGCAAATAGAAAAAACTGTAGTGTTTAAGGGGATCATCGTTCGGCAAACATTAGGGCTGAAAGGTCAGGACAGCATTATTACTCTGATCGCCAAGCATCCATTGCAAAAATTAACTCACAACTTCCACTCGCAACTGTTCAACAAACAGAGTGATGAGGCGATTATCAAGAAGTTGTTTAGCCAAGCGGGTATCCCTGTCACCATAAAACCAGCGCCTCAGCTTAAAACGGTGCATGAGCAAATGGTACAGTTTCGCTGTAATGACTGGGCTTTTCTAAAAAATCGGCTACTCGCGACTCATATCTGGCTGCTGCCCGGCAACGACAGCGTGACGCTAGTCGTCCCGGAATCACTGAATCGGTCAACTATACATACCATCCACCAGCGAGCCAACCATCAGGATATCGTGTTATTTGAAGCGAATCTGCAATGGGATAACCAACGCAGCCCCAAAACCGTGAATGTGCAATCTTGGGATATCGCCCAACAAAAACTGTCTCCAGCCCATCAGGCAAAAAGCAGCGGCCTGGGTCACAATCAACTCGCCATAGACAACCTGACATCATTAACCAGCCAACAATGGCAATGGGTTTTCAGCTATCCGTTGGACAATGAACAGGCCAAACAGCTTGCTCAAGGCATACTAAATAACCGCCGCAGTCATAACGTCTCCGGGAATTTTGAGGTCGAAGGAGATAACCGTTATCAAGCCGGTGATGTTCTGGCGTTAAGCGGCTTTGGTCAAGGGATGGATGGTCAGGCAATTATCACCGGCGTCAGTCACACCATTACTCAGCGACAAGGCTGGCGCACTCGGCTAACTCTGGGGCTATTACCGGAAACCGAGCAAGTTATACCGCAGACGAAAGAGTTGCATGTCGGGATCGTGGAAAAATATCAACGAGATAGCCAATCATTGGACCGTATTCCGGTCAACATACCGGCGTTAAACTTAACCAACGGCGCCCTGTTTGCCCGTTTGGGTAAACCTTACGCCAGTCATGAAAGCGGCTTCTGCTTTTACCCAGAACCGGGAGATGAGGTGATTATCGGTTTCTTTGAATGTGATCCTCGCTTCCCGGTGATATTAGGCTCGATGCATAACCCGAAAAACAAAGCACCATTAGAACCGAGTGAAAAAAATCAAATGAAAACCTTAGTGATTAAACAAGGGGAAAATCAACAGGCATTAATCTTCGATAATAAAGAGAATACCCTCGCATTAAATAGCGGAAAAAATACCTTATCTTTGCAACAGGATAAAGATATCACGCTTAATTCTGCTAAGAATCTTATTACCCATGCTCAAGAAATTAAAATAGCGGCCGAAAAATCGCTATCCGCTTCCGGGAAATCTGGGGTTGATATTAAAGGCGCGAAGATTAACTTAACCCAATAATAAGGTAATGAGATGACAAACAAAGCATTAGCCAATAAAGCATTAACCGAAAAAGTATTAGCCGACATTTATGGTCGGGGTTGGGCCTTTCCCCCGCAATTTTCTATTAAAGATCGTATGTATAAATATAGTACATATAAATATAGTGCGCATCCTGAAATAGCAACCGGCGTCACAATGGCGGAAGGGGCGGAAAACGTTCGTCAAAATATGAAAATTCTTTTTCTTACCGAACCCGGCGAACGGATTATGCGTGAAAATTATGGTTGCGGCCTGAGTGATTATCTGTTCGCCAATATCCGTGACGAAATGATGGCAGAAATTCAGACTCGGATTGAAGAACGGGTATTGCGTTATGAACCCCGCGCCGATATCAACGAGATCCAAGTAAACCAAAGAACAGACGTCCCTAACACCCTGCATATTCAGGTCACTTACACCCTGCGAGGCAGCGAAATCAGCCAGCAGATTGAAGGCGCCCTTGAAGTTAATGAAGGCCGAGTACAGGTGAGTCTATGA